TCCACATTAGGACTTTAAGCGTTTCCAGCCTGCCGTCATCAACCGTTGGTTTTACGATGACGTTTACTGAAGCGTACGCTACTCGACGCTCTTGTCGAGCTTACCGTTCCCGTCTCTGTGAGACTGTTTGGAAAGCGGTAGCTACTTGGAAATACCTCCACGGCTTGGAGGCACCGAAATTCGAGCCAATCTCGGATAACTGTGTCGACTTGTCGTCGGAAACGAAGCGCTATCTCCAGCACTGTCCTGCTCAGGATAGGACCGCGGAGTTTGCGTGGAATTCAATCAAGAAGCTACAGCCGGCATCATGCCGGTGTATGGAAGCCCCTCTCTTATCTTCCGTCGCTAACCATTTCAAGTCTCCACCACCCTCTCTTCCAGTCGGTTACATCGCTTTTGCGCGTAAGGTCGTTCGGCACCTGTTCCCTCACGGGTGGGATGCCGGCCTGTACGAAAATTGCGTTCTGAATACCGACCCTCCTTTGTCAGCATGTTTGGAAAATCGTCGCGGTGGCGGCGGCCTTCACGGCTTTGTTTCGCACTCTTGCGTGGAGTCCTGTCCTCGAGGACGAGGATGCGCTCGAGGTCGATATCGTCATGATGAGTTCCTCACTACCTGTTTGGACGGGGCAACCCGTCCTCTTAGCGTAGCGTCCAGTCTCACCGTGGTACAAAGCGCGGGCAAGCCACGCCCCCTGAGCAAGTTCTCCGCGGATGCTCTTCATTTGCGCCCTCTTCATAAGGCGATTTATGATAAGCTTTCGCGCGAGAAATGGCTCTGCCGAGGCGATTTTACAACTGACGTTCTACAGCGCGCTGGTTTTTCTTATGTAAAAGGTGAAACTTTGACATCAGGGGATTACAAGAGCGCCACGGACAACCTTTCTATAGAGGTTGCCGAGGCTATTCTTGACGAGTTGCTTAGGTCCACGGTCTCTGTGCCGGGATCGGTGAAAGCATACGCCATGAAGATCTTGCGTCCTCTTTTGTACAACCTTGAACACGGTATTGATAGTTTTTCTCCTAGGAGAGGTCAGATGATGGGTTCTTTCCTTTCTTTCCCTTTGCTTTGTCTGCAGAACAGGATCGCTTTCCTGCATGCTGGACAATCTGTTGGGATTGATTGTGAAGAGTTTCCGTGTCTGATCAACGGGGACGACATACTGTTCCGTTCCGGGCCGCACTTCAGTGCGCTCTGGATGGATCATGTGAGTAGTCTCTCGTTGGAGGTAGAGAAGACGAAGACTTCCGTATCGCCGGACTACGGTTCGCTTAATTCCACACTTTGTGAGCGCCGAGGCGCTTTCTATCGTGTGGTTGCGACTGTCCGTATGGGGATGTTACGGGAGTCAGAGTCTATCGATACTCTCTCCAAGGGGTTTGATGATTTTATTGCTGGGATCAAGGGGTCACTCCGTTATAGAGCGGCGTTGGCCTGGTTCAGCTGGAACATAGGAAAAATTAGACCCTTAGGTCTGACTACGCATGACTTGGGTTTTAGAGGCCCTCTTGCGTATCGAGCGACAAAGAAATTTGGTCTTAGGGTTGGCCCTAGTCTTCGGAAAGTTCCGAGTTTGAAAATTGATAACGGATTAACTCTCGCCTGCGAGTATGTTGATCCGGATCTTTTGGATGATGAAGAAAAGAAGGAGAATTTGGCCGAGCTGGCCGCCTGGAAGTGGAGCACAAAATACGAGTTATATTCATCCAGTCGCGCTGCGATGCGCTTTCACTTAGCTATTTCCGCCACGAAGGTTGATGGTCCCGATTTTAAGCCATACTTGTATGGCCTCGGGGCTGTCAGTCGAGACATGGGTAGCGCCAAAGCGTTTTCGCAGCCGGTGAAAAGGGTTCCCAGGGGCTTTCCCCTGTTGATTCCAATGAGGGGTAGGTTACCCTCTTATGAAGAGTTTCTCGCGGGAGAGGTAGACGTCGGCTCCGTTGAGCCACTAACCAAGAAAGAAAAGTGACCCTAACGCCGTACCTTAGGTGAACGGGCTTAGCGCTCTCGCTCTTGAAATAACGCACAGAATGGAATAGGGAGTGATCCCCCCTCGGATGTAGTCCAGTGTCAGTTGATTCGTTCAACGGCTCGTCGAAGTCTTCTGAAGCACAGAGTTAGAGGCAGCGGTCCCCGAGTAGTCACCTGTAAGGCGGCCGGTCGGTTGAAATAGGAAGTGGGGGCGGTACGAAATTGCCGTTATGCCATTACCACTTGCGCTTCAAGCGCTTTCTTGAAAGAAGGAGTAGGCGTGTTGTAGGACACCCGAACCTTTGTTAGTGAGAC